AACAGTTTCCCCAATTTAAGGCTTGAAGTTGCTTGCTTCATTTGCTGGTGACAGCAACTATGGTACAACTGCAACTGCAGGTCATGCACTAGGTGCCCAGTTTACACTTGGCGGTGTAACACTAGGTGGTGCTAAATTGCAAAATGATGACAGTACTGAAGAACAGGTAATGAACATCAGTGCAGCCTTTGGCGATTTTACAGTTGGTTATGAAGTACACACTGCAACAACTGCTGCAGATGTTGACACAGATACAACCACTATCGGTGGCGGTTACACATTCGGTGACACAACATTCTTAGTTGAAGCAATGGAAACAGAATCACAAAGTGTAGTAAGCAGTGACGAAATGACCTACGGTATTCACCACACACTTGCACCAGGCCTTGTAGCATTTGTTGAAACAACAGATGACGAAAAGACTGCTAGTGAAGAAACAACTGCAATTGGTCTTACAATGAAATTCTAATTTTATTAGGATAATAAAAAAGCAGCGGAAACGCTGCTTTTTTTGTGACTTATGTATGCCATCTATAGTCTTGGACGGTTCCATCTAACCAGGTAGTAACTAGTCCCTGATCTGTTAGTATGTTATTTTTAAGGACTATTTCTTTCATATTATCATTTAACAAATCTTGATCTACCATACTATACCAAGTTGTATTATAATCTAGTGGATCACGTTCTTTGTATACAAGTACTTGAATCCAGTCGTCATACTTTAATTTTTGTAAATAAAAATCCTTTACATCAAAACCATTTATTGCAAGAAGATAAATTAGTTGTGTCACTGTAAATGTATTGTAATGTTGCGCTGGTGTATAGTGTTGGAAACGATGCTGTAATACGTTGACTGTGCTTGGAACTGCTAGGTATAGCATACCTCCCATACCCATATTTCTATTGACTCTACCTAAAAACTCAATAGGACTATAAATGTACTGCATAACATCATGACACCATACAACATCGAATTTAACACTCCACATTGTATCGTCTGTGTTTAAATCAAAATTTCTATATTTTATGTTGTGTCTTTGTGGTTCTATATGTTCGCAGTTCAAATCAAAGCCAACGCAGTTAAAGTCTAGGTAACGTCCTTCGGTTCCATCTTCTAGCAGTTCACGCATATTTGCCCAGTATTCTAGATCACTACCGTTACCACAACCAAAGTCTGCCATGTGTTTGATACTACGTTTAAAATCATCGAACTGATTAAGCAGTTCTAGTGTAGGCTTACTGTCTCGCACTATTCAATCCTAATGTCTTCCATGCCAGCAGTGCGTAGTCGAACTATATGTCCCATCTGCCACTGTTTAGCATCCAAGCCTTTCATGATACCAAGCCACTTGTTGCGTAGCAGTGCAACTTCATTAATGATAGTTTCAAAGTCAATGACTTCATCTTCGCCATCAACATACTTTTCTGCGTCACGGCTTGTTAGCGCACGAGCATACCCTTCCAAATACTTTTGAAAATGCTTGCGACGGATCTTGCGCAGTTGTATGTTTAAGTAATTAAGTACTGCTTCAATCTCTTGTAGTTGATTAAAGCGGTGTTCAGTAATACCAGGCAATGCACTGATGTTACGTTCAACAATGCCTTTTACCCCACATTCACGCTTTGCTTCCTCAAGTTCACTTTCGTAATAACCAATGAAGCCTGGAATTTCTGCAAGATTATTTACAACTCTGTTGTACCATTGACTCAATAGTCTTCATCTTCGTATTCGAAGTCCTCTTCTGGCTCGCCAAGTATATCTTCTACACTTGCTTTGATATACTTGTCTAAACCTGCTAGTCTATAAAGTTCTTCTTCATCCAACAATTCCTGCAGATCATCCACTAGATGATCCGTTGCTTGTTGCATATCCTTTGAAGATATGTACTGTTTCAAAATAGTATATACTTTTTTAACTATTTCTTCATTCATTTGTAGTTGCTTCCTCAAGTACTTCGCCTGTTTGTGCATCTACTACATCACCATTTGGTGCAGTAACAGTTGCTTCAGCGATATCGTCTATACTTAGTCCATCAGCATTAGAAATGTCCTGCATAATACGTTCCAGTTTATCACCTGTCCAGCCTTTGCGAAATTCTAACATTTCTTCACCTGCTGTAGTAGTGTACTTCAAACGATTACCTTGTTTAACAAGCAAACCTTTCTTTTCAAACAAGTCTAGTAGTCCGCTGTAGGGATCCATACCAGTCTCATATGGAATCTTTACTTGTACACCTTCAAATGGTTTTGCATAACGTGTTTTCATAACTTTACAGCCTGCACGAATACCCATTACATCACTGATCTTATTACCATCAGCATCTTCTTTGAGTTTCATTTTCTTCATAGCAATAACAATACTTGAAGCGTAGATAAAGCCTTGCCCACCTGAGATTTTATCATCTGGATCAAACATATCTTGACTTGCATAAGTGTGGTTTGTACACACCATGCCCACGTTATAACTGCCAATCATATTAACTGTGTTACGCACGAGTGCTGTTAGTGCCTTGGGCTTACGACCCATATCACCCTTCATGTCACCTTTGTCAAACTGGTCAACATCAGTAGGCGTCAACAACATACCCAAACTATCAATTACAAACAGCACCTTGGGGCGATCTTCTTCCGCCATTGCTTTGTAGTCTTTCATGAATGTTGAGATTGTTTTTGCAACATCGTCAATCATGCTCATTGACAGTTTAAGCAATTTGCTTTCATCTGTATCTACGCCCAGTGCATGTAGCCAACTTTCATCCGGTGCATTTTCACTGTCAATTAGCACTACAAAGATACCCTGGTCCTGTGCATTTTTTACAATATTGCCACTGGCAAAATAACTCTTGCCTGCACCACTTTCACCAGCAAACACAGTTACCTTTCCCATAGGAACACCTTTATGGAAGTCTCCACTTACTAGATAGTTTAATGCATAACTACCTGTACTAATCCAATCAGTAGGATCGTTAAAGCCAATGCTTAGTCCATCAATACTTTTTGTAATATCTTTTCTAAATTTGCTTACGTCAAACGGTTTTGCCATTTTGTTTCCTTTTACAATATTAATTCAATGTTTTGATCAACTTTGTTATTTTTAACAAATATTTCATATAGATCGCCAACAGAATCTTTGTAATCTTTAAAGTTTCCAATGGGTATATATGACCCAATTGGATTTTTGCCTTGCTTTTTCATCCACTGTATATAGTCTTTAGGATATTCATTATTATAAGGTCTTTTTAACAAACAGTCAAGAGTATAAGGTAATCTATCAAAATTAGTTATTTTTGCAACTTCGTCACTGTGTAACCAAGCATCATATTCGTCTCTTCCAAGACTCCAATACTGTAGACTTAAATGACTTATGCCGTGTGACAAATAATCACAAATATTATCTAAACTTGCAAGTTGATGTTTAAATTTAGTTTCTGAACTTTGTTCTATATATCTAATCTCACAACTAGATTCAATTTTATGAAATGCAAGATTTATATCATAAAATAAATCTAACCATTCATTTCCCATTTTGTCTAATAATCTAGGCAATGCAGGATGGTCATGATGTACTTGTGCCCAATCTCTATGTACTTGATTTAAAAAATTTTGATCTAATCTTACTTCATCATAGTCAAATGTTGTAATGTTAAATTTAGTTTTAAATAATTCATTAACTTTTGCTAGTGAATCTTGCAGCCTGTTAATACTTTTATATGGAAAATCATCTTCTTTAATCTTAAATTTATTACTAGGCAACTGTTCTAGCCAATGCTCTACTAGAGGCAGATGTGTAACATCTACTGTTAAATAATCTCCTGTTTTTGTCCATATAAATTTCATGAAAAATAAGGGCGACATTACTGCCGCCCTCTGTCCTTATGATTGGCGGTTACGGATCATCGCAAGGATGTCTTCAGCCCGCTTGCTTTCACCAGCAGGTGCTTCTGCAGGTGCTGCCACTGTTTCAGTTTGTGGAGCAGGAGCAGGAGTTTCCGCTACTGGTGTTGGAGTTGCTGTTGAAGCAGGTGTTGCTGGAGCGGCTGCCGCAGTAGACGTACTTGAGGATGAGGATCCTGCGGGTGCTTCTACTCCATATGGACGATAGTATTGTGCCCAACGCTCTGCGTCATAGGGCTGTCCATCTACACTTGCTTCGAACATCTCTTTAATGCACTGCAATTCTACTTCAGTAGGTTTCTTAGGAAGGAAATCACTAAGTGTATGTAAGCCATGTGTTTCAATAGCCTGCATTTGTTGTTCAGTAAGTGCAGTTTCTTTACGAGCCCATTTGCTGGTGCTATAGTCTGCATACTGACCCTTAGTTGTCTTTGTGATACGGAAGTCCAATCCCTGTGTATAATCTGTAGGGAGTTCCTGGATATCCGGATCCATAAGTGCATCCTTGATTAGATTAAAGATGCTTGGTGAGATAACAAACCTACGGATAGGATTATCCGGTGTGCTATCTTCTGTTAGAGGATTTTCAGTTACAAATCCTTGGAAGATGTATGAACGCTTCTTCCAGTATTTACGACCCATTTCCTCCAACGAGCTGTCCTTAAACCAACCACGTACTTCTGTGAGGATTGGACAGGTTTCGTTCCACATCTCAACACACGGAACTTGAACCACTACTGGCTTGCTGTTCATATCACCTTTAACTCCGTTAAAAGGTAAACGAATCATTAGCCTTTCAGCCCAAAAGAATGTGTTGTTAGGATCATTATCAGGAAGGAAACGAACTGCTGCCGTTGTGCCTTCTGGGATATTCCAATGTGGGAAAATTGCGTTGTCGCCGCCGCCTGTACGCTCACTGCGTGTTTCTTGAGATTTAAGTTTTGCTCTAATTTCTGCCAAAGATGCCATAATATTTTCTCCTATATGTGCCTATTTTTTAGCCTTGTATGTGCCTATCACATACTATTCTCATAGTATATGCATTTTTATTTATCAAGTCAATAACTTTTTTGTGATTTTTTCGAAGTATGGATCGTAATCTTCTCCAAACATATTTTTCACCATATCTAACTTTGTACTATGATTCAAAAATTCTGCGTGTAGATTTTCATCAAACTCAACTGTTCGTAATTTGTTTGCTATATCCTTTAGGGCATTGCTTGCATTCCATTGTTGATGTTCAGGAATGTTAGATTTCCATATTACATCTGCTGTTGTTTCTAAATCTGTTGCTATAGAAGATGTTAGAAACTTAGGTACTACTGCTTCTTGAAGATAGGGCTGAAATGCAGTGCCAAATGTTACTATACCTGGCCAGTCCTCAGCGAGCCATTCTACTAGTTCAGATATAAATGGATAGTTATACACACTACTCGTAATATTTACTCTTACATCAACACCGGGTGTTTTTCTTAATCTTGTATAATTGGCTAACACTGTTGGCCAATCCGTGCCCTGTCTTATATATTCTGCAACCTTGCCCATAGCATCAAGACTTATAACAATCGTAAGTTTGCCTTTGTAATTTTCAATAAAGTCCCAGTCTATCATACTTCCATTACTAAAAATAAGTAGCCCAGCACTTAAATCTTTTTGCTTACACCAATCAATAAATGCTAAACAATTCTTATCGTAAAAGGGTTCACCGCCTAATAAAACTATGTCTGCTATTCTATTTGCGATAGGATCTAATATACTAAAATCCGTATAACGTTTACTTACTACATCCTGTGTGCCGAATGCCTGTTTGTGAAAACTGCTTACTCTACTACTTGCCTCAGGCCAACATGTTTGGCAAGCAAAATTACATGTATTTCCAGGACGTATTTCTAGTGTGATTTCATCTGCACTATAATGACCATATGCACTTTTTCCATTAAGTCGCATACTATCACCTCTGCCTGCTTGTTCTACTTTTTGACATTTAGTACAGTACAGTGGCCAGGTGTCCTGTTTTAACATTTCTCTTGATTCAATTAATTCTTGTATATCAAACCACTTAGTAAAATCAACACTCTCTAATGGAAAATTCCAATCTGTCTCATTCCATACACAGCAAGGTTTGACATTTTTTCCATATTGTAATGTTATACCATGTGATAAAAATTGACACTTCATGTTACATCCAATGAATTCTGATTTTTTTGTTTACTAATTTTATTCAGTTTAGTTGGATCAAGTTTTCTTATAAGTTGCCTATTAATTTCACCAGTTCTTGCTTGGCCAATAATAAAATCTCTACTACCTGATAAAATTTTAGAAAGAATACTTATGTTTTTGAACGGTGTAAATGTTATTGTTTTATCAATATGCCAGTGTTGATGATCGTTCACATTTCTGTTAAGTATATAATCATCTACATTTTCTATACTATCATAGGATTCATTTACTTTATTTTTATAATAATCATACTTACTCATAAGATATGTGTAATGATAATCATCCGGTTTCAGAATATCTTTAAATGTAAGGCCTAATTTTTTCAACGCTAGTGCTAGTGTATTTGGGCCTCTAAGGAAATTTTCATCACCATTACCACCGGTTACTAATACACAGTCTTCTTCCCACAAATGAATTTGGGTATATCCCCAAAAGTTTCTCAAGTCACTTACATTGTGTTTCCAAAAATGAGTATGTTTTATATACTCGTAATCAACTAGTTCGTAGTTTTTTGTAAAATGATCGAGGTATGCCCAACTAGTCGTAGTATCCATTCCACCACTTAGAAAAAGTTTAAGTGGCTTTGTGTTATGTGTCAAAAACTGTTCATATGTAGTCATTATATCTTCGTGTATACTATTGACTATTTGATTATCATCAAGTCCTGTTGTAATATTATAGACGTCATACCAATGTTTTGTTATTTCAAAGTTGTTATTAATTGTAAGATAACAGTCTGCCCATATTTGTTCACCACTTGGAACAAGATTAGTTATACAATTTTTGCTTGTCCACAGTGGAAATCCTCTATTACTGTCATGTAAAATTTTTAGACCAGAATCTGAAAAAATAAATGCACAAAAATTACCTGAAAGTTTTGGTAGAGTTTCACTTAGCAGGTATTGAGATAGTGTATCATTATTAAACTTGTTAGAATATCCTTTAAGTATAACTGTAATCTCGCCATGATTGTACATTTCCCAACCTTCATCAGTGTTCAGCACAAAATTATTAGGAAGAGTATAATGACAGGTAAAGTTTTGCTTTACTTGATTACTAAGTTCAAAAAACATGTTTATCCTAGTGATTGAAAAATATTGTTATAGCGTCTTTGAAAGGACAGTGTTTTGTAAAATCTGTAGCTGCATGTAGTTGTGTTCTATCAAAAACTACTGCATCACCGATTTTCCAATTAAACACACAATCAAATGTTAGGTGATTATAGAGTTGGTATCCCGGTCTGGTATCTTCCCAGGAAAATGCCAGATCATATTCATCACCAATGCCAGTATTTTTTAATTCTGATTGTTCTAGCATACCAAATTCGTTAAACCCATTTAACATACTTTGCGTATCAAAATGTTTTTCTTTCCAAAATACTGTATTGAAATATGGGCCTTCATCCATTGGAATTAGAATAGCAACACTATCAGGAGTACAATCTTCATCAGGACGATTTACATTATGTCGTTTTTTACTATCATGATGTATACCAAAAGGAATATATACTCTTTGAAAATTAGGATGCTTGTCTATGTCATATTCAGGCAAATGTGTGTCCAA